GCCGAGGACACTACCAACGCTGTGAAGCGCGGAACTGTCGCGGCTACCGTCGTAAAGCCACCTCGTGAAGTTGTTGTTGCCGGCCTCCCTTCCACAGTACCTGGGCAGTCCCGCCTGGTAATGCGTGAATGGTACCAAAACAGTACCACCGGCATATGGTATCCTCTGGACTTCAATGTCCTTGTTACCGTGGATCAGATCTCGGTTCCAGCTGCGAACATACAACAGTCTACCAATAAAATGGTTCAACTGCTGGGGTCCGCTGCTTACCTGGATTTCATCACCCGCGGTTCCATAACCTAAAGAGGAGTAATATCCATGAGCGTTAAGAAAATTAATGTGATGAGGCACCATGCCCCACAAGGTGAGACGTCGAGTCGCACCTCTAACGCTCCAACCAGCAAGAAATTGCGGAAGGCTCTCATGCCTCACGCATATGGTAGGAGTAATAGTCGGAAGGTTACCGGAGCAACCCGTAGCCGACCCCCTTCTTTGAACATGAGCGTCGACGATGTGATGAAAAAACTCACCTCGGCGCTTGACCTGGACCTCTTTCCCTGGGCTGCTGATAGTATTCAGTATATCGGCAGAGGAGTAGAGGATACACAAGATCTCTTTTGTTACCGCCAAATCCATGAATTCAACAAACGATTCGTCCCCTCTGCGACGTCGCAGGAGGAGATCAGACAACGGACTCTTCATGCTTTCAAGACTAATCAAAACCGTCTTGGCAGCATTAGGGGTTGCGTGGTTGGTCTCCTCAGGCGCGCCGACTGGCACACTGTGTGCCTCAGTGGACGGAAAGAGCGTGGGATTCGTGGTCGAATGGTTTGCAACTACCCCATTGCCATTGAAGGCCAGAATGGAGTTGCAGCACTTCGGATCCTCCGGCGAACCAGAAATATCGTCCAACAGGCGCTCGGAACATTGAGCTACCTTGAGGTCGTAGACGGTCTGGCCGCGGGTCCGGGTGCCACCTTCGGTGTCCCTTACCAGGACACAAGTGCGGAACGCAAGCTGCGAGTCCCTATCACTGGAACTCCCGCAGCATGTGATCTCTTCAAACGTTTCTTGGGAACAGACTCCTTGTTCCGAGACGCCTTCATCGCTGCTAATCTTGCCAGCGATCCTAAGTGCGATGCGTTTGATGTTTTTCCAGGTTCTAAATACGGTGTAGTCCCCAAGAAGCACGACATCGGTCGGGGCGTAGTTCCTGCCCTTACCGCCAACGGCTTCGGCCAACAGGCAGTCGCAAAAGCAATGATGCGGCGCCTTCGGTATTTGGGGTTGGATCTCGAGAAATTGCAGGTAACTCATCAAATCCTTGCACAGCAGGCGAGCCTCTCCGTCTAGCTTGCTACGTGGGATGGGATGAATGCTAGCGACAACTGGATGACGGAAGTCGTTCGGTGGTTCGTTGGTGATACCTCGGGTTGGTTGTGGTTTATGGATGCGTTCCGCGAGCCTAGCGTTCTCATAGCTGGGTCGTACGTGGAATTGTATACGTACATGACCATGGGAAATGCTACCATCTTCCCTCTCGAGACACTGCTCTTCTGGGCTGTTGCTTGTGCAGTACGACAAGAATTCTCCGCCGACCGAGAGTCCGAGGTCCCGACGTGGGGCCTCTACCAAGACTGTTCGGCCTACGGAGATGATGTTATTCTGCCTAGCTATGCCTTCGAAACGTTTTGTTTGATTATTGAGATGTTGGGGCATCAAACTAACCCCTTGAAGTCCCACTTCTCCTCTGATGATCCGTTTCGTGAGAGTTGTGGCTTCGATGCGTTTTTCGGTCAAAACATCCGACCGGTTTCGCCCGAAGCTCCTAGTTCGCGCAGGTCCCGGCGCACACGGCAGGCATGGCTCTATATATTGGGGAATCAACTTTTTAAGAAGTACATTTCGTTCTTCGGAGCGGATTTCCTGTATCATAGTGTCGTCTTCCGCGTGTGGTGTAGTATCTTCGCGACAGAGGGGTTTGAAGTACATCTCATTCCCCCTAACTTTCCTGAGGACTCCGGTTTGTACGGGGTTCACGCTATAAAGGAACATCTGATCAAGATGGGTCTCTCTATCGTACCACTTGGATACGACGAGGGATACCAATGTGATGTGTTCCCTTGTCTCCGTTGGATTGGGGACAAGAAGCGCGATACGCCCGACCCAATACGCTTGTGGCAATCCCGCCATAAGTTCGCTACCTACGATCCGAGCACCGATGTCTGGATTAATCCAGCATCTGTCCGTTCGGAGTATTGGTTCTCCCAGCTGCCGGCAGACGTGCCGGTAGCAGCAGTGGGTGGTTTTCTCCAACGATGGGGAGCGCACATCCGCCAGTTCCTTGACGTTCCGTATGGGGGGAAAGCCTCCTGCGTGATAAGAAAGGGACATGGGAGATTGCCAGAAGAACAGTGGTTTGCTACTCTGGAAGAGGATGCAAATTCTAAGTTCTATCTGGCTAACCGGACTGAGTTGGTGAAGGAATTCACTGACGTAGATTGGGACGAACGTGACCGTTGCCTCCAGCTCGCATTGAATCGCGATTGGAGTAAGCTCCGGTTTGAAGTTGTCCCAGGTCCTACTACACCTACCACCACGTGGGTGGATAGGAGGAAAGGTCACTATACTGT